AGGCCTCCCTGTCTTTTCTGCCCGTATATCCCCGATGCAGTCCGAACCGATGCAAGATAGTCCTTTTAAGATTCGACCCAATCCAAGTCAATGACAGATAAACCCAAGAAAGCCCAGCCGCTGCGAGGGGCAACTGAACCGAGGGTTCACAGCCCACTTCTCAAGGGCAAGTCTAGAGCTGGTGAAGTTCTAGAGATGATTGAACGTCTGAAGATGGATGAATTGATGCCATATCAGAAGTTTGTTCTTAATCAGATGCTCATGGTCAATAAGAAGAATCAATATCGGATCAAGACCGCGCTGCTTTTGATAAGTCGTCAAAACGGAAAGTCACATCTAGGCAGAGTCCGAATTATCTGGGGCATGTTCTATGGTGGCGAGAAAAAACTCATTATCATGTCCGCCAACCGCGCAACATCGCTAATGCTCTTTCGTGAGATTGCCTGGATCATAGAATCAACGCCAGAACTTAAAGCAATGACAAAGGCAATCCGCTACGCCAATGGTGGTGAGCGGATAGAGCTACTTAATGGCGCAACGCTTGATGTCATATCCGATAACAGTTCAAGCCCACGCGGAAGAACAGCAGACTTTCTCTGGATCGATGAAATACGTGAAATCTCAGAAGATGGCTATAAAGCAGCTGTGCCAGTAACTAGAGCCAGAGCCAATGCTCAGACATTCTTAACTAGCAACGCTGGTGATCACTTTAGTTCTGTCCTTAATGGCTTAGTCGAACGCGCTAAGGATTATCCGCCAGAAACCTTTGGATATTACGAATACTCAGCGCCACAGTATTGCAAGATTGACATCACATCCGATTACTTCTGGAGAAGCGCTGTAGCACCGAGCAATCCAGCATTAGGTTACATAATTACAAAAGAATCGATTGAGGAAGCTATAGCGACTAACCCAATCGAGCAGACACGAACAGAAACGCTGTGCCAATGGATTGACTCGTTGCAATCGCCCTGGCCTCATGGCGTATTGGAAGAAACGTCAGACAACACACTTGAAATGGCTGTAGGCGCTTATACAGTCTTTGCCTTTGATGTCAGCCCATCAAGACGCAATGGATCATTGGTCGCAGGTCAATTATTGCCAGATGGTCGAATCGGTATTGGAATCTTAGAGACCTACAGCTCACAAATGGCAATCGATGAATTGAAGATGGCAGCCAGCATTAAAGCGTGGTGCGACATCTACAAACCGCGATTAGTCTGCTTTGACAAATACGCTACACAGACGATTGCAGACAGACTTTCTCAAGCTGGTGTAATGACAGAGGATGTGTCAGGCCAGCAGTTTTACAAAGCCTGTGGTGACTTATTAGAAGGCTTAGTCAATCATCGAGTAGTCCACAATGGACAGGCAGAATTGATCCAGCAGATGAATAACTGCGCAGCTAAAGTCAATGACTCTGCATGGAGAATCATTAAGAGAAAATCCGCTGGCGATATCTCAGCACCTATTGGCCTTGCGATGGTTGTTTCAAAGCTGATGCTTCCAGCACCCAAGCCACAAATTATTGCCTAGACACAAAGACCCTAAATTGTCAAGAATTAGACAAAGTATGATAAGATGTCTATATGGGTCGCTTACTGCAAACATTCGGACTGCAAACTAAACCTTTACTCGAAGCACAGTCAGCACCCCAAGTCTTAGGCGAGTATTCGCCGTATGCGATGCCGTTTCAATATGCTTATGTTTCAAGAGAAGAAGCTCTTAGCGTTCCAGCATTACAACGATGCCGCAATTTACTTGCAGGCACAATCGGCGCAATTCCTTTAGAGCTTTACCGCAAATCAACAAATGAGGAACTTGGCTCACCAGTATGGTTAGAGCAACCTTCATATTCACAACCACGATCAGTAACTATTGCTTACACAGTTGAATCTTTGCTTCTATATTCGCAAGCCTTCTGGAAAGTGGTCGAGGTCTATAATGAAGATGGACGACCATCACGCTTTGAGTGGATTGCAAACAATCGCGTAACTATTACACTTGATAGCACAAATACATTTGTTCGTTCTTATGCAGTCGATGGCATTACATTGCCAATGGACGGCTTGGGAAGTTTAATAACATTCCAGTCATTACTTCCTGGGATTCTCAATACCGGCGTTCAAACAATACGCGCAGCTATTGACGTTCAAAAAGCCGCAGCGATTGCAGCACAAACTCCTATGGCTTCTGGCTACCTTAAGAATAACGGAGCAGACCTTGATCCTAAAGAAGTACAAGGATTACTAGCTGCATGGAAGAACGCTCGCAATAATCGTTCAACTGCTTACCTAACTTCTACACTTGAATACAACGCAGTTTCTTTCTCACCCAAAGACATGATGTATAACGAAGCAATCCAGAATCTTGCTACAGAGATTGCTCGCCTTTGCAATGTACCTGCTTATTATGTTTCAGCAGACATGAATAACTCAATGACTTATGCAAATGTGCAAGATGAGCGCAAGCAATTCTTGGCATTATCACTACAGCCATTCATCACAGCAATTGAAGATCGTCTATCTATGGATGACATTACTGCTCGCGGCAATGTTGTGAAGTTCGATATTGATAAAAACTTCCTACGCACAGACCCACTTCAAGAGCTTGCAGTAATCGAGAAATTGCTATCGCTTGGACTTGTTACAACAGAACAAGCTATGGAAATGACAGACCTAACACCTAATGGAAGCAATGGTATGGAATGAACCAAATTGTAACCCTCACAGCTGAACTCACAGCCGACAGCGCCAGTAGAACTATCTCTGGCAAGATTGTGCCATTGAACGTAGAAGCTGGATCAACAAACTACGGCAAGGTAATCTTTGAGTCTGGCTCAATCGAGATTCCAGAAGCCAAATCAATCAAGCTACTTAGCCAGCACGATGTTAAGAAGCCTCTAGGTCGCGCAGTAAGTTTCAGCGAATCAGAGAACTCAATTGATGCAGTGTTTTCTATTAGCCGTTCGCAGCGTGGTACTGAAGCTCTCATCCTTGCAGAAGAAGGACTCCAGTCTGGGCTGAGTATCGGTGCAGAAGTATTAAAGTCAAAGGTTAAGGACGGCGTGACTTATGTGTCCGCTGCTCGCTTAGTCGAAGTAAGTTTAGTAACAGAGCCAGCCTTTAAGTCTGCACAAGTTACTGATATAGCGGCGGAAGAATCTGCCGTAGAAGAAACAACCCAACCAACAGAAAGCGAGATAGCCAACGTGGAAAATACCACTCCAGCCGTCGAAGCAACACCAGTTGAAGCACCAGCGGTTGAAGCTGCTCGCCCAACTGTAACAGCAATGGCCTACACAAAGCCACGCATTGAAATCACAGCTGCTAAGTATGCAGAGAACACAATCCGCGCAGCACTAGGTGATGAGTCAGCTCGTCAATACCTACGCGCAGCAGATGACACAACAGACAACGCAGGTCTTGTACCAACACGCCAGTTGTCAGAAATCATCAACCCACTCGGTACAACAATCCGTCCATCAATCGATGCAATCTCTCGCGGAGTGCTTCCTGATGCAGGTATGACATTTGAAATCCCAAAGATTACACAAATGCCAACAGTTGCTATTGAGCCAGAAGGTGACGCATTCAGCGACACAGATCAGAACTCATCTTTCCTATCTGTAACAGTACAGAAGTATGCAGGACAACAGACATTCTCTGTTGAATTGCTAGATCGTACGTCTCCAGCATTCTTTGATGAACTCGTTCGCAACATGGCTGCTGCATACGCAAAGGCAACAAACGCAGCAGTAAACGCAGCACTTATTTCAGGTGCTTCACTTGATGCGACAACAGTTGCAACATATCCAACAGCAGCAGAGCTTCTAGGAATTGTTGCACGCGGTTCAGCTTCTGTTTATGGAGCTACAGCAGGACTTCCAAATCCATTCGCTCGTAACATGATCGTATCAACAGGACAATGGTCAAACATTATGTCACTTAACGATTCAGGTCGCCCAATCTACACAGCATCACAGCCAATGAACGCAGGCGGTCAAGTAGCGCCTACATCACTCACAGGTAACGTTGCAGGACTCAACCTATACGTTGATCCAACAAACGGCGGAGATGGCGATGGAACAATCCTCGTCGTTAACCCAGATGCTTACACATGGTATGAGTCACCAACATATCGCCTACGTGCAGAATCAACAGCAGCAGGTCAAGTAACTATCGGTTACTACGGCTTCGGTGCAATCGCAACTAAGGTTGCTGCTGGTGCGTTCAAAAACAATAAGGCATAAGTAACACCCTAAGTCGCTGGGAGTGGGGCGCAGCCCTTGCTCCACTCCCAGTCTTTAGAAAGGATTGAAATGGCTCTGACAACAGTTTCAGAACTCCGCACAACTCTCGGAGTCGGTACGTTGTACACAGATGCCGTTTTACAGGAAGTGTGTGACGCCTCAGATGCAGTCCTACTTCCTATGCTATGGAAGCCTGTCTGGTTCTCAGTAGCGCATAGCAATGTTGTAGGTACAGGAACTTTATACTTTGACATTCCAGTAAAAGAAATTTTCTATGTCGGCCAGACTGTAACTATTGCCAATTCTGGCACTCGATACAATGGCTCAAAGACAATCACAGCAGTTGACACTTATTCGATTTCAGTCACAACAACTCACACAGTTGTGCAACCTAAACACCCGATTGAACCATTCGGTACAGTCACAGGGGAAACTTATACAGACTGGACAACAGACACAGCAGTCCAAAATGCAGCTCTCATGATTTCAGTTGAAATCTGGCAAGCTCGCACCACAACACTCAATGGCGCTAACACAGTAGATTTTCAGCCATCGCCTTATCGCATGTCGGCGCAACTTTTGGCAAAAGTCAGAGGGCTCATTGCCCACGCACTCGATCCAAGATCGCTTATCGGGTAGGCCATGCCAGTTGCTCTCACTACTCTACGAACCACGATTGCGACTGCTTTAGTCGATAATACTAAGTGGCAAACTTTTGCATTCCCACCAGCCACAGTTCTTGCTAACTCAGTAATCGTTAGCCCTTCTGATCCATATTTAGAACCAAACAACAATCAACATAACACGATTGCACCAACAGCAAACTTTAGAATAATCATCACAGTACCTTTGTTCGATAACGAAGGAAACCTCAATGGAATTGAAGATGCCTTAGTTGGCGTGTTCAACAAACTCGCAGCATCCACATTGACCTATAATGTGGGAGCAGTAAGCCAGCCAAGCGTTCTCAACGCGGCATCTGGTGACTTGCTTACCTGTGAGATGTCACTATCCGTTCTAACCACCTGGAGTTAATATGTCCGAATGGGAACAAGAAAACGAAGCCTTCCTGAAGAAAATCGGGCAGGTTAGCACACCAGCACCAAAGCCAGCATCTACTAAGAAAGACGAGGAATAATCCTAATGGCTGTATTTCTAAATAACAATGTCGGCGTTAAGATTAACACTGTTGATCTTAGTGACCATGTAACAGCAGTTACAATCAACCGCGTATTCGATGAGCTCGAAGTAACAGCAATGGGTGATAACTCACACAAGTTCGTAAAGGGCTTGGAAGCATCTACTGTAACAATCGATTTCCTTAATGACACAGCATCAGCGAATGTTCTAGCAACACTTCAAGCTGCATGGGGAACAACAGTCACAGCTGTATTCCTACAGACAAAGGGAACAGCAGTATCTGCTACAAACCCTCTCTACACAGTTTCATTGCTAGTCAATAACACAACAGACATCAATGGTGCTGTTGGCGATATCGGCACACAATCAATCACATTTACTGCAAACTCAACCATTGCAGTAGCCACAACAGGCACTTTCTAAACAACTAAACAAAGGGGCAAAGCATGGCAAAGTTAAAAGTAACAAGGGCAGATGGATCAGTTGGCGAATACCCAATCACTCCATTAGTGCAGTATGGTTTCGAGATTTACGCTAAGAAGGGCTTTCACAAAGCGTTTATTGAAGACCAGAAGCAAAGCGATATCTTCTGGCTAGCCTGGGAATGTATCCGCCGTTCGGGTGAAACTGTTAAGCCATTCGGAGAGCAATTCATTGAAACCTTGACAACAGTCGAGGTCTTAGATGATGACCCTTTGGCTTAGGGCGCGACTCGATCACCTATCTGATTGCTAAATTAAGTGTCAGACTCGGG